TGAGAGGATGAATTTTTCCTGTAGCTCCATACCATTCAAGATCAAAATTGTGGTGAGTTACAAGAGTTAAGTTTGGATCATTAGCAATAGATGCCAATTCATCTTGGACATTGTCAATATCTTCTTGCGATGCTGGTCTTGTGTCGCTACCAATTTTGACTACCTTGATTGGTAAGATAAGACGTTCAGCAATCATATATTGTGCCTGACGTAATTTATCTTTGTAAGTTAAAATTGGAAACAATGGTCTGATCATAGAAATTCCATAATCTTCCCAAGGGTTTGATCCATATTTGAAATGATGGATAGAAATTGGATTGAGTTTGATAGGATTTCCCTGGATAATCATCTTTTTGATATCATCAGGAATCTTGTCGTAGACTTCTTTGGGATGCCTTTCATTTACAATTCTAATTTCTTCTGCAGATGGTCTATAAGCATAACTACCAGGTTGATCAATCATTCCTGGGCTTTTGATTACAGAATCTGGATTAAGAATTGAAATTGATTTCCAAGTTGCACCATCGTGTTCGCAAGCTTGATTCTTGTCATCATCCCAATTTGAACCGTGGCAATGAGGGCAATCAAGAGAAAGCAAAACAAATGAATCACCGAGCAAGTGATATGTTTTGGAAATTTCAGGAAGCCATTTTTGAAAGTTAAGTGATTCTACTAATTTTTCAAAATAGTCTTTCACGTAAGAAGAAGAACATTCTAATTTCCAACCAGAGAATGGATAGTTGGTGTAAAAATTGACAGCTGCAGCAATTTTTGGCTCGTTATTTCTCCACCAGTTAGCCCAAAGATAAACTTCACGACGAGCATTTGGAATTTGGAATGATGATGGAGTTAAGAATGGCGAATAGAAATTAGGAGCTGTAGTAACTGTATTTAAACTAGCAGTTCTTGTTACGCCAGGTCCTAAACCTAGACCAATTCTACTACTTGCATAATTTCTATTTACAGTTGTAGAAGTTGAGGTTGCTCCTGATACTTGTGTTGCTGCTGTTCTAATAGCAGAAGCCAATGATGTTCTATTTGCCATAACATATATTATACCGTTCTAAAAATATATAACTTAATACCAAGTTTGATTAGAAGGTTTGTTTCCAAAAAGGATAGGATCTTGTTTGCCTTTAAGTGCTTGATAATATCCTTCTCCATTCTTAAAATGTTGAAAACTATTACCTTTTTCTGTAGAAGCCATACTTTGCGGATCTCTATTGTTATTTTCTTGTTGAGATCCTCTAAGTTGTTCTTCCAAGGTTGTTTCTTCTGGATTCTCATGATACGGAGAATGTCTACGTGCTTCATTTGATGCAGATTGTGGAGACTTGATAAAATTCCCGGTGTTATCCATAGTCATTCTGTGAGGACGATCAACAAGTAAATCCCAAATTTCTTTTTGTTGAATTTGATTCATACTGTAATATTCATCAAGTGTTTTGCCCATTTTTTCAAGAATGCCTGACAATTCATCATATAATCCAGCAGGTTCTTTGTCTACATCTTTAATGTTGTCAATTTCAGAATTGTTTTGAGAATCAACTTTTTCTTCTTCTGAAAAATTAACACCACCACCAAATTGGGCTAGAACTTGCTTATACCACATCGTCGTATTCTTCTCTTTTAGATTCCATAATGTAGTCTAAACCAAGTTCATCAGCAAATCTTTTGAGATCTTCTTCTGAAAAATGATGACCTATACTGTCTTCATCTTCAGCATCTAAAAGCGCTTCAATATTTTTGGTAATTTTTGTATTTTGTCTTCTGTCTTCTAATTGCTTGTCTCTAGGGACATCAACAACATTTTTCTTTCTGGTTTCATTGAGAATTTGTTCTTGATTCATTTCTTTTTTAGAAGCAGTAATATTTTTATCTAATTGATGAATAATAGAATCTTTTGGCTCATCTTTATCCTTATTCAATTCATCTCTGTAATTGATTGGATCTTTACCCTTTACATTTAATTGATCAGCATAAGATTCTTCCATCTCACCACGATGATTGTAAAGACCATCAGAATCAAGTTGATTTTCTCTAACTTCGTCTGTTACAGATTCTTTGCCATTTAATTTCCTCAAAAGCATTTCAAGATAATCTGTGCCCTTTTGATCTTTTCTTGGTAATTGTGAATCAATTGTTTTATTAGAATCAGTTTGAGCTTGTTTTGGGCGCATAACTGGCTTATCGCCTTGTTGATGACCATAGCTTGATTGTTTGGCATCTGATAATTGTTTTTCTCTAGAATCATCGACATTTTGCTTGCCTCTGATTTTATTTGCGCCCCTATCTGAATTCTCAAATCTTGCTTCAAATCCAATTTCACCTTCAGTAAGTTTTTTAGATCTTTCGCCTTCTTTGAGTTCAAGGGCGTTAGCTTCGTTATCTGGATGTTTATGAACATCTAATCTTGCCATAACTTCATCATGTGATTGGAAAGCTACTTTGAGCCAATCTTGATATGCACAAGTGACGTGTCCTTCTTTATCAACTCTGGAGTCAATACAGTTCTCACGGCACTTTGAAATTTCCATAGGGATTGGAGATTTATATCCTTGAAATTTACCTTTAGGGCAAAGTAAATAAGGTTCATTAGCTTGCGTTGATAATGATGTGTAAGCTACTCTTCTATTTTCTTTTGGTGTGATTTCTGAATACCAATTATGTAAATAGTTTGATACTTTAGTAGTTTGTAATTTGTTTCCTGATAAAACAACATTTCTAGCACTTTCAAGTTTAGAAATTCTCAAGGAAGTGGCTGCAAATTTCTTGAGTTTATCCAAAGAATTGATGGCTTCGATTTGCCAATATCCAGCAGATTTATCTGTTGATTTGTATGCTACTCTTTCTAATCTGGCTGCTTCATTATTCTTGTTCAAAAAGTTTTGCAAAGCCATATATGCATAACGAAGAGTATTTCTTTCTTCTGCTAATTTTATATTATTCAATTTATTAAAAGCGTGATGCAAATGATGATGTGCTTCTTTTTCAGGAAGGGCGACAATCTTTACGATATTTTCTGGTCCACCCATATTTTTAAAAGCTGAAATTACTGGATCATCACCAAAATCATTCATATTTAAAACGTGAAAAGGAGAAGACATTGGCGTAGAATCACCATCTCCAAGTCCAGCAATTGTGTCTTGAAGCATACTAAGTAATCCAGTTCCGCCAACTAATGGTTTTTTGTCCATAATATCTTGAATTTTTTTAGGATCGTGAGTCTCGTATGTAGCTTTGATTTTATATCCCTTGTCCATAATTATTTACCCAATCCTAAATTCGATAATTCTTCTTTATCAAAACCTCTATCTTTGAGAGCTGCTTTGAGTTGCTTTAGTTCTTCACTAACGCCTTTCTTATCAGCAGCATCTTTGAAATCGCCTTGTTTTGTTGTTTTAGAATAATCTTGTAAATCCATAAGAAAACAAGCTCTCATAATTAACTCAGGCGTAGATCTCTTTTCAAAGTTCGGTTTTGCATCATAATTCAGAGAAGCAATTTTAACTGAAGCATTTTTATTGCCTTTTTCTTCAGTGTCATTAATCATTTCTATTGTTTCTTCGACATCTTTAGTTTTTCTCTCAACTTCTTCTTTTTGTTTTACTAATTTGCCAAGATCAACAGTATCTGCAGTTTTTTCTGACTTTTCTGACTTTTCGTCTTTATCTTTGTCTTGCTCTAATTTTTTGTTATATTCTTTAACAATGTCAATTGCACGTTCAATTGTTTCTTTATTCCAATACTTAAGTTTTGAGATGTATCTAACTATGTCGCTTTTTTCAACACCGTGATCAAGCAATTTACCCACTTTACCCATTAAAACACGGAATGGATTGCCTCTAGTTTTCTTTTTCTTTTTGACCTGTGCTGTTTTGGAATTGTTGTACACGTTCTTAGCCTCGGATAAATAAGTTTGTTCAATCTTATTTGCTATATCAGAATAGCTTGGATCTAATTCTTGAGTAATTGGATCTTTTGTTCTAGTCCTATTACTATTTGACATAAGTAGTGCTTTTGATAACTTATCTAATTGATGTTTTAAATTTTTATCTTGCACTTTGTCTGCTATGACAGTGACTTCATTTGAAAGTTCACTGAAATTATCATTAGCAGATTTGACCTTATTCATTAACTGTCTCATTTCATCTTTTGTCACACCTTCAACACTTTCACCATTTAAAGGAATATTATTAATTCCATTTGCCGGATTTGACGCTAAAGGTGGAGCGGTTTGAGACAGTTTATTCATTAGTCAATATCATCGAAATTAATGTCAATACTATTATAAATTTCATTGACAGTTTTCGCTCTTGATTGAGATTTATTACTCATATCACTTTGAATATTTTTCTTGATTGCCATTCTTTCATTTCTGTTCTTCTCTTGATTAGCAATTCTCATTGATTCACGATTGTCCAGAGCAGATGGATCAATCATTCCAAATGTTGAATTGAATTCATTGTCTGAAGATGTTCTCAAGATAGAATGTGCTCTTGAAGAAACTACAGAAGATTGTCTAAGATTGCTGATTTGGCTTTCTTCCCAAGCTTTGTGACGAGTTGCTTTAGCTTCTCTCAATCTTTGATTTTCAACAATAGATTGTTCACTGGTAGAAGCTTGTGAATTCAAGAATTCTTCTGAAATTGCAATCATATCTGGGTTAAAAATAGATGCTGATCTAGAAAGCATAGCATTCATATATTCGTCAGATGAAAATGCTTTCAAACCACTAGTTGTAGTTCTTGCAGTTTCTCCATCGTCGAACTGTGAACCAGCTCTTCTAATAGCACCAAAATCTTGTGAAAGAATTCTATCTTCAAGTGTAGTATCTCTTAAGTCTTGATAAGTTGATGCGCCTTGAATCTTTTCCCAAGATTTGTTAATATTGTTTGCTTCTTTTGTGAAACCAATATTTTGTTTAGAAATTGATTGTCTATTTGCAGTTGAATTTCTCTTTAACTCAGCGTATGGATCTTCTTCAACTTCAACTTGAGCGCCAATAAATCTCTTTTCCAAAAATGTTGGAATATTATCGATTTCTGATACTTTTCTAAATCTGCTCATGTTTATTTTATCCTGATATTACTTTTCAAGAATGTCCCAGGACTTTCGCCCTGGGACTATTTTTCTTGAGGATGGTAATTGTTACTTGTCGTATTTTTTGGTAAAGAGTGCATCAATCCACTCTTGATCGCCATAACCAAGTTCATTCTTCCAGTAATCGACAATTCTGGAATAGTCTGCGTCTGAAAGAGTTGCAACTTTGATCATTGAAGAAGCTGCAGCAACCTTTACATTTGTGTTGAGGTCAGAAGCAAGAACATTCTTGATATCGGACAATTTGTCAACTGCAGGAGTTGATGTTTCGCCTAATCTTGCGTTAATGTATTCAATTGGAAAACCTTCAGCAAGGGCTTTAGCAGCAAATGCTTTTCTTGCAGCAGATGAGAATGCTTTAGCTTCTTTCATTTCTGACTTATCAGATGCATAACCGCTTTCACATTTTTTGTCCATAGCTGCTTCTTTCTTGTCTTCCATCTTTTCAGCAACTCTTTGAACCAATGACTCTCTGTAAGCTCTTCTTTGTGCAAGTTTTAAATTAGTTTCTTGTTGAGCTGTTACTTGACGCTCAATCTTGCCAGCTAATCTAACTCTTCTGTCGTGACGAGCAGCAAGAATAGCTTCTTTAAGATCTTCATCACCAGCAGCCACTGCAGCTTCTACTGCTTCAGCTGATAATTGTGATGCATGATTGAAATGATAAGCTTTCTTTTCAGACTTGGACTTAGGGCCTTTTCTAGTCATAGGACCTTTGTCAGCTTTTTCTTCTTCATCTTCATGATCTTCATGATTTTCATGATCTTCATGATCTTCATCTTTATCTTCAGAATCTTTAGACTTCTTCTTGCCCTTGCCATTCTCTAACATCCAGTCTCTTAAACCTTTTGGAAGACCTTTCTTAGCCATTTTGGTTGAATTGTGATACATTGATTCGTCTTCCATATCTTCAGACATAGATTCATCTTCCATATCTTCTTTTGCGTAAGAAGAACCAGCTTCTTGCAACATATCAACTTTTTCGTCACCAATAGAGTCTAAGAGTGCTTTAAGACCCTTGTTCTCTTTTGGCTCTTTTGCTTCAGCTAATCTTTGGTTAAAGTTATCCCAATCGATTCCTTGAAATACCAAGTCAGAATCAAGAGGATCTTCTTGAAATCTGTTTGGGAAAATTCTATCTGCCATAATTAATTTTTCTCCTCAAGAAAAAATACATTAAGAAAATTTCTAAATTTAATGCTCAAATTCCTTTAATGCATCCATTTATGTTTTTTTACTGAAAATTACTTTCTTGCCCTTCAAAAACAATTTATCTCCAACACCGATGCCTAATTTTTTGAACAATCCTTTCTTTGCTTCTACAACAAATACAACATTGTTCGAATCTGGAGATACAGATTTAGGGTCATCTGCTTCCATATCCTTTATATCCACAATCTTATAATCTTTATCTAAAAATGCTAAAGAAAGTGCAAATGATACGTTTTTATTCCAAAATGAATAGCAATCTGGATAATCAAAAGTAAAAAATACTACTTCATAATCATCTAAAGGCTCTGCATTCATCAAGCCTTTAGTTCTTAATTTATCTGTGTCTGCTACAAACCTAACATCGAATTCATCACGGAATTCTTTGCTAGTGAGTCAAGAACCAACTTTCTTAAATTTACTTGAAGATGCTTTTACACTTCTTGCTTGATCAAGGTCAAATCTATCTTTTGTTCTTTGCTTTCTAAACTCATTAACATTATCTATGCTTAAATAATGATCACGTAATGCTAATCTTGCTCTTTCAGTAAGTTCTACAGATCTTCCATAACCAGTAAGTAATCCAGCTGTTTTCATAGCTAAAAGATCGTTGTCAGAAATTTCTGTTGGAACACCACAAACTGTACTATCTTTGTGCAAAGCAACATAACTAGCTGCAGTAACTAAAGCATCAGTGTTTGCATCAATTGACTTGAGCATATCTAGATATTTTTCACTTAATTTAGCAGCTTCAATTTTCTTAGGAGCTTGTGAAACACCAAGAAGTTGAATTTGAATATCTGATAATCCAAGGCCTTCCATTGATGGTCCGTCAAATAATTCTGCATGTAAGTCTAAAGAGTGAACTGGTTTGATTGGTATAGGCATAATTTTATTCCTTATCTGTATGGTATTCTATTTTTCCAAGCGTTTCCTTCATCAACATTTTTCTCATAAGTTTCTTCCCAAGAGAATTTGTCGCATAAGTCTTCTCCACTATGAATTGCCATTGATGGACTAGAAGCTGGATTACCTGGGTCTATATATGCTGGTCCAGGAACATTGTCTGGTCCATGTAGTTGACCTTCGATACTTTGACCATCAGCTTCTCCGCCCAAGTCAAAATATTCTTTTGGAATTTTTCTTGGGTTGATTTTTTGTCGCCAGAAATCATTTTGCTTTGTTTCTTCTTCAATATCTTCATAAGGAACTAAAGATACATTTGGCGATTGAGTCACTGATTGTTGGGGATAGTATTGAGCAATTTTTTCAAACAAAAGATCAGCTTTAGAATAGTGTCCTGTTTTGTCTAATCTTGAGCAAAGCTTGATTAATGTTTGGATTGAATTTGCTTTCATAATTTGTTGTTGTTAACTCTCTCTTTATTTACCTTTACAAACTATGACCGCTAATTCCATAAAAGGCGGAACCATCATAAACTTCCTCTACACCTTTGTCTTCTTTTAAGGATTGATCGTTGTAATCAAGGTAAGTGGTGAATTTCTTGTTTGGATGCATTTGACCTTCTAAAGACATAAAAACATTAACATCTTTCATTTCTTCTGGTTCTGGTGCAATATCTTTTGGAGCGTGTACATTTGCTTTACCATCTGGCTCAGGATAGGTTAAAACAGTATCCTTAAGCTCATATTCCTGGAATCCATCGTGATCAGGAGTATTAACAGACATCAAGTCTTGCATATAAATATCAATATCTTCACCTTGAATTAAGATTGGTGTTTTGCCAATAGGAGCATATGAAAATTGTTTTTCATCAAACTGATTTCTATCTTCTGGATATTCATCAGTAAGTCTGTTTCTTCTTCTAACTGCATAATCTTCAGCTACACGGTTCATAGCTTGATCCGAAATAGCAAAATGTAATCTTTCTGGTTTATCAGGATCTTTGTATTCTTCTCTTGGATATTTGAAGTCTTTATTATATTTATGACGATCTTCTAAAGATTGCTCCATAGTCATCATATGTTCAGCTTTAGGATGATAATGTTCTTTTATGTAAGCCGGACTATTTTTCATTAAACTATTAGCAGCATTTTCAAGTGAGTTTTTATAATTATGAAGTTGAGCTCTAAATTTAGCTCTCATTCTCTCTTCAGGAGTTAATTCATATGGAATCATCTCTTCATAATGTTTGTGCTGAGGAGTAAGTCTCGACTCAATATTTACATCTCTATTATCAGGTTCAAGGTGTGTTCTTCTCAATAATTTATCAAAACTGGCATCTTCATCAACATAAAGATTAATCTCGTGTCCGCCTCTATTAGATCCACCACGACCTATAGGGCTACCACCAGGCTGAAAAGCAGAGCCATTCCCCCCGCCGCCTACACCACCAAACTGAGCTGTTCTGATATTGTTAGACATAATGATTTGTTCTTATTATTTAAAAAAATAACCTTTATCGCCTATTTAAATTGACCATTTTTGATTTTGGTAATCTAAACATAATTTTTGAAGTAAGACATTCGTAAGCAACAGCAGCTACAGCATCACAAATATCGTCTTTATATCCAGACAATGCTTCAATGTAATATCTTTTACCTTTCCACTTCTTTTGTAAAAACAAAAACTGAATTTTAGCTTCTTGAATCTCATTCAAAGATATCAATCTGTGATCTAAATCTCGATATTCACCACCAGATAAATCATAAATATCAATTCGGTCATCTCGAACTAGTTGAGAAAGTTCGGTATAAATTTTCTCTTTATATTCTTTATTGAATTGACGCTCTACAATAGGAACTCTTCTTGATTGCAAAGTTATCAGAGAAGATTGTGAATTCCATTGATCAATACTTACTTGTTTAAATTTGAACTTTCTATGTAATTCAATAACATAATCTTCAACATCTTTCTCTTTAACAGGTTGATTTTTTGTCCTAGGATTCCAAAAATGAATGTGATCAATTACAACTCTTTTCAATGGTTGAAAGTCAGGACCAATTTGACCAAACATATTTTCAGTATGAGCAATTACAAGAGCATAATAGTCAGATGTACGTGCGGGATCCAAGTGACAGAAATATTCAAAATGTCCTTCTGCTTGTTCTTTTCTTTTTACCATAGACATTGAAGAGAACATTCTGTCAATATCTTCAGAATTAAACATTGGATCAGATGATGATGCTCCAAATTCTGCACCATATTGCATTTGAAATTCTTGAGGATCTTTCTTCTTTTGACCATCTAACCACTCTTTATCAATGTTTGGATTAGTAAGCCAAGTTGGAAGTCTCATAACAAGTGTAGTAGGATCTTCTTGTCTATTCTCGTGTAAATCATAAAGTAACCCAAGAGGACCTTTAGGGTTGGAAAGAAGCATCATTTTTCCATCTTTACCAAATGTAGCAAGAGATGGCTTTAAATCATCATAAAGAGCATAGTCAACACCAGATTCAGGGTTGTCTCCTGCCATAGCTGCAACTTCGTCCATAATGATTGTCCAACAAGTTAAACCAACGAGACCTGAAGCATTACTAGAACCACATCGCAAAACTAAAGAACCCGCAAAAAGATTGATATTTTGCTCTTTTCTTCTTACATTCTCTTCTCTGTCGTGTTCAGTGTAGAATCGCATTTCAAGCTCTGTATCTTTGCCGATATAAGGTGCAAAAAATGGAGAAGCTAAAACTGTTTGCTTGATTTTAGAGAAGATTGCTTTTTTAGCCTGTTCTTCATTACGAGCAACATTAAGAATAACAACTTCGTCAAATTCCATTAAACCATATCTAGCTTGAGGGTGTCCCATAGAAATTAATCTATATAATTCATAAAGAGCCATAGCAGACACTAGGAACGATTTTCCTGAACGTCTACCAAGTACTAAAACTAATTCTTCAAATTTGTATCTTTTAGTGCATTTCTCTTGAACTTGCATTCTCAATTTTGGATCAAATTCTTCAGAATAAAGTAAATCAAACTCACTTTGAAAACCATCAATAATTGGTCTTGCTTCTAATACTTCTACTTGTCTTTCTGCATCAGGATTTGTAGCTTCATCTTTAGCAAATTTATATCTTTCCTCTCTAACATTATTATTAAGACGTTTACATTGCAAACAAGGAGAATTGACAACATTGAAAATTGTTTTAAATTGCTTACTTTCTGAACGAGCTTTTAAGAATTCATTCTCATTCTTTTGAACATAATCCCAAACACACCCCTTGCAATCTTCTTGATTATCAGATTCATTTATTACAAGATTAGTATTGCCTTCTTGTCCCATATAAAAACACTTTAATATAAGTTTTTGCCAAGGATAAGGTCTTAGATTACAAAAATAGGGATGTTCGATAAATGTAATAATATCTACAATTTGATCAGGATTAAATCTGTCTTTAGGTGGCTTTAATGGAGGAGCGACTTCTGATCTTGTGGCAGGAGCAATTTCGTCAACAAAATCATCTGCATATTCAGTACCCTTAAATAATTCTGTAACTGTATTGGCTTGTTGAAGTAATTGGTTTCTTAATTCTGTTGGAGATTTAGGAACTTGTGTTTGTTTTCTCATTAATTATCTTGTTGGATCTTTTCTCTCAAAGCAACAATTTCTTCTCTGATAATTCTTTTATCATTTTCAGAATCCATTTTTTCGTGCAATTTTGCTAAGATTTCAAAAATGTTAATATTGTAAATACCTTGATTATCTCTTACTTCTTTTAAATGTAAGATTTTAGAAATTAACTTCTCTACCATCGCTGCTCTTTTGAGTTTCATATCATTATTTTTAGAGCAGTCAATTCCTCTTACATCATCAAGTTCTACAAGTAATGCAGTTAAGGCAAGATGATGTTCACGAAAAATCCAAGGAGCAATGAGTTCTTCCCTTTGCTCGTAATTCTTAAGACCTGAAGTTGAGATTTTTTTGAAATCACAGTGTTGCTCCATGTGAGTATTTATCTGCATCCAGTTCATCTGTGCATCAAAATACTGTAGGAAGAATCTAATTACTGATTGATTTTTACGTCCAGAATCAAGATATACGTGTTCAACCAAATCTCTGAAAGGTGAAGTACAAATTGCGCATCTTGGTTCCATAAATTGAGGATAAGATATATCACTCATATTATCAGGGGGAAGAGGCATTAATGGTTTGTCCCCTTCTTTCAAATCCCTGAACATTTTAGATGGTTTCTTTGGCCCTTCATCAGGAACAATGAGTGCATCTACAGTTTCTTTTTTTGATTCCATTTCTTTAGTTATACAAAACAAACAAGCCGCATAAAAGCGGCTTGTTCAATAGTTTAGAGTGTGAGTTAGTCTTTGAGAGCTCTTTTCAATCTCTGATATGGTGAAACTGTATCAGCAGCCTTCACCATAAATTCATCAGCAAGCCCAAAATCAATATAATTTCCAGCAATAAATTTGTCGCTTGATGAAGTTGCATTTGATAAATCAACTTCAGCAGTCCCCTTCTTCATAGATACAACAAATTTGGTTTTTGAAGCAGTCTTGATTTGTGCTTCTTGGGATTGTGCTAAAAGAACATTGTTTAGAAGTGTTTCTTCGATGTAAGGTCTTAATGATGCGTGTAAATGATTCTTCCCAGAAGTACTATCTTTAGCAGCTTGAGTAATTCTTAACCAGAATCCTAATCCCTTTTCATCAGTCTTTACAATTGAATGAGGACCACCACAAAGTCTCTTGACGAACTCCTTTGCAGACAATTTAGTTAATGATCTTTCAATAACAGGAGCACAGTCAGAATATCTAGTTGGAACTACAGCAACTTCAATAGCAGTGTTTTGTTCTACTTCTTCAGCAGAATCAAATAACTTTGAAGCGATTCTATTAGCAACGTCTAAATCAAAATTATCAGCTGCGAGCAATTCTACAACTTCGGACTTATCGAAACCTTGATTTTTGTATTTTTGAGCTTGACTATTTGCAACAATAAGAACACCATCACTATGTGAACGTAATTCATTGCGCCAGTTGTAAATCATGTCATTTGAGTTGTTTTCAGACACTTCTCTTATCTCCCTTTGATTTTTGATCCCCACCAATAAAGGAACTTATTTAAATAATAAAACCTCCAGACGCAATTATAATGTCTTAGAGGTTTTTGTGGAACATATTTATATAATACGAGAAATCAAAAAATATATTCCATTAATCAAAAAGGAAATCTTTTCCCAATATATTTTTCATTTGTTCAAGCGCTTTAGATAGTCTTTTAGAAAAGGCACCTTGAGTAATTCCTAACTTTTCAGAAGCTTCTTTTTGATCTAATTGCTCAAAGAAATAAACTTGTATCACTTCTTTGCTTTTCTCATTTAATTTTTCATAAGCTTGA